TCATATTCTGAGTAAAGCATTGGTCTTAAGTACTGGTAATTAAATCCAGCTTGTTGACCATATAATGAAGTAGAAGAATTTGAATAAATTCTATTAAATCTATCTACTAGAGAGTTTGTTTCGATTTCACCTGTTTGTTGAATTTTGTTTACATCAAAAACTTTAAGTTCATTACCCCCTACATTACGAATTATTACGTCTGTAGAAAATAATCTTCTTAACCTTGGAAATAAGCCTGTATCTGCCATTTTATTTATTTATAAATATTATAATAACCACCCTATATCATGAGATTTACCATCTATTTTCATCTCATATGGGTTTTGTATTGAATTATTTGCTGAGTGTCCACCGCTATATGTTACTTTATTGGATTTTACACTACCTAATGTTGCTCTTGTCATATCTAAACTTTGTTGTTGGAACTTCAATGAAGTATCTCGTAGGAACATACCAATCCCAAATGACATAACCAAGTCATCGTTATAACCTGTTTGAGCTTCTGGTCTTCCATTTTTCCAAATGAATACTTTCATTTCTTCTATTAGGCGTTTTGAACGAATTGATACAGATTTATCACCCACAAATTCCCTAAATTTATTTATACAAAGAGGTCTTGTTCTCATTGACATAGTAAAACCAGGAACCATTTCTGAATTGCCTTCAAATACTCTTAAATATGATTCAGCTGTAAGTTGATCTGATTTTGGTGATTGATATAAATTTTTATATCCTCTTTCTACAATTGCATCTAAAGTAGCCCAACCAATATTAGCATTTTCAACTACTAACATTGCATTATTATACTCTGTAGCCAATCCAGTTAAAAAATATCCAAACTCTTTAGGGGGCATTTGTCCTTTGTATTCAGCTACTTGTGTATTTGTTGCTATATCCATTACATGGCAGGCTGAATAATCTTTACCATCACCTCTAGCTACATCTGCTACTACCATATATTCTCTAGAATAGTCTGCAGATTCCCAAATCCATAAATTTTGATCCACACCTCTTCTTTCCATTGGGTCTTTAATAGTTGTTTCATTTAAAAATTCAATCCACTCACCATAAAATACAATATCCCCTGATGTACTAAAATCACAATCACACTCTTGGGCTGCTAATCTAGGATCACCTAACAAATCATCCTGTGCATCTCTCCATTCTTGGTTTCTTTCTGGGTGGACCCACCATGGGAGTTTTATGGGTAAAAATTGATTTTCTTTTGATTCAGCATTAACCCAAGTTTTATGAAACCAATTTCCAGTACCATAAGGTGTACTTAATACAATAGCACCACCACCCGTTGCTAGTGTTTGTTGAGCTGATGCCCAAATTTCTCCAATATTATCAATAAAGGCAGCCTCATCAATTAATAGTAAAGATACTGCTTCTGATCTACCAGCATCACTACTTGCTGAAGTTGCCTTAATTATTGATCCATTACTAAGTCGAAGAGATAATTTATTATTTTCTTCTGCTTTAATAGATAACCATGAAGGTAAATTATCATACATAAATTTTACCTTAGTAACCATATTACGTGCTGTTTCTTGTTTAGTCGCAATACATAATACATTTTTATCTTTATGAAACAACATTAACCATAAAGAATAACCTGCAGATAAAGTTGATATACCTAATTGTCTTGATTTTAAAATAATTGAATAAGGATTATCTCTAACTAAATATAAAGCTTTTTCTTGGAATGGGTATAAATTAAATTGAATTCTTCCTCTTTGGGGGTGTTGAATAAAACAGTATTTTTTCATAAAATGAGCTGGGTCTTGGGCGCATCTTAAATATTCTTGTCTTATTATTTTTTTTAAATCCTCAGCCATTTATTTTTTCCCTATTTTCCAATACACCTTTCCGGAGATTATAGGTTTAAAATCTTGATTAACACCTAAACCTAAACCATATATTTGTTTCTTTTTATCTTTATATAAAATTTCTCCACCTAAGTAATTAATTTGATCAGATCTACCAGCTACTCCTACTCCCCAATAAAATTCTCTATTATTAAGATATATTTCTTGGGTTAATGTTGTTGTTGGTAATAATATATCTGATTTTACTTGTCTTGAAAATATTTTGTTTTGGGTTATTGTATCTGTTATAGTTACAACTCCTAAAGAATCTAATACTATTTCATCTATGTAAACATTTTTAGCATAATAATCTTTTAATACCTCTAATGTATCTATTGGGGTTTTTATTATAATAGTATCATTTTCATATATAGTTACAATTTTTTCAATCCATTTAGGAACATATTCTATCTTATTAATAGTAATGGTATCCCATTTAGTTTCAATCTTTGTTATAATTGTAGGTTCACTAATAGTGGGATTAGAAGAACAGCTCCTTTGTAATAAAAGGAGTACAACTAAAACTACAATGAGTAGAAATTGAATATTTTTAAAGAAGACCTTCAAGCTCTTTTTTAATTTTTGTTAATTCTCTTAAGCGATCTGTAAGTTTTTGTTTTTCAGAGCCCTCAGCATTTTTCCACTTTTTAACTACTCGCTTCATTTCAGCTGCTGTTTGTTGAAGTTTTGATGCTAATTTAGATATTGAATCTCCTTTTTTAGCTCCCTTTATGGCTTTTTTATCCATTTCATCCTCATCATCATCTTCTTCTTTCATTAGATCTTGAGTTTTTTCTAATTCATTGTTAAAATCAGCTTGAGCATCAGCTTTAGCATTAATCTCATCTGCTGATTCTGCTTCTAATAATTCAAGAATTTCTTCTTTAATGGAGGATTTTAATTCTGATTTTTTCATTTAGAGTATTTTGTTATAAATATCACGAAAAAATTGATTGTTTAACTAATTTTGTACGTTCTTCTGTTGATCCCTTAATCTCAATTAAATTTTTAATTTTATGTCTATATCTAATAATTAATAATTGGATAGATTCATCAATTTTTTTTCTATAATCTGCATCTGTTTCTCGTACACCATTATTTTCAATTTCTACTCCTTCAGGAGAAACATAAAATATATAATCATATTCATCTAACATATTACTTGCAAATGAACAAAAATCATCTGCTTCCCCATAATACATTGAAGTTGATTGTTTAGCAAAAGCCATTACATCTATAATTGTTCTATCTGTTATAATATTATCTTGCATTAATTCACTAGCTCTTTCAGCTAAAAATACAGCTTGACCCTTTACGGTTGAGTCTGTATTTAAAGGAATACCCATTTCCATTAAATATTTTGAACGTTCAGTTCTAAATTTATATAATTGAAATTCTGGTAATTTAGCTAAAGCGTTAACTAAAGTTGTTTTACCTACTGACATTGTACCACAAAAACCTATTTTCATATTAAAACGGTAAATTTAAAGGATCTAATTGGGAAGATCCCATTCCCACTCTATAACTATCACTGTCGAAATGTTGTGTTGATACCTCAAATATACAACTTCCTTCTTCAAGAGCCAACATTTGGTGGGGTTGACCAGGCATTAAATGGATGCAATCCCCTTCTGTTACTTCAACTGTTCTTTGTTCAGCATTTTCAGTATCAATATATTTGTATAAGAATTTTCCTTTAGAAATATACCATGCTTCATCTTTTAGGAGATGATAATGCATTGAAAATGATTTATCTTTTTTAAATACTAAAAGTTTTCCACAGTATTTTTCATTATTAATAATCCACAATTCATGACCCCATGCTTTTTCATGAATTTCTCCTTTGTAAGGCATTGCCTCTAATGTATGATCCCTCATATTAATGTCTTGATGTTCCTTTACCAGCTGTTGTTTTATACCAAGGTAATCCCTCTCGCTCTTTCATTATATATTTAAAATCTTCTTCAGAATATTCAATACCACTTAAAAAATATCCTTTTTTAAATTCTGAATTTTTGGAAATTGGAACTATTGCTGGTGAATCATATCTGTGATGTTTAAAATGTTCCTCACCTTCCATTTTAATTAAATAATGTCTTGCACCTTTGTATTTAATTACTTTTTCTTCATAATATTTTTCTTTCTTTTTCATAATTTTTATTTTAATAATTGTTCTCCTACTAATGTTCCTTGTGCCCCCGATACTGTAATACCTCTGGCACTTAAAGCGTCACCCACAAAATGTACATTCGGATATTTTGTTAAACTTAAATCATTATAATTAACTAGGGGTTCTGGTGATAGATATTTTACTTCTGGGATGTAAATTCCCCAATCATCTTTAAGTGTTGGAAATACTTTTTTCATATCCTCAATGAAATCTTCTATATAATCATAATAACCTTTAAATGATTTTTTAACTATATCTAAAGATTTAGTGGGCATAGCATCAACTAAATCACCTTCACTTGTCATTCCTCTTTCACGTGATGGGCTATAATATAAACCCGAATTAGCTTTACGAGCATATCTACCAATACCTTTACTACAATCCATCCATTGTGAATTTACTAATTTAACTAATTCTCTAGACCAATCAAATGGTTTATCAATGCCTTGAATTTCCATTAAAATCCCAAAATTAGTCATATTATTTCTATGTTCTTCTCCTTTTTTAGCATGTCCATTGTAGCTAACATCTCCATACGTTTGCTCAACGGCAACATATGCTGCATTGTTGTTTGTACAGAAAGAACGTAGTGATACTCCTTTGTCTTCGAATTTACGATATAACTTAAAATCATAACTTACATCAATTAGTTTTTGGAAGTGGTTTTGTGGTGCTTCAAATCGAACACCTATTTGTACTGGCTTTGGTTCTGTAGGAAGATCATATTTTTCAGCTAATTTCTTACCGAAGTCAATTCCTGATTTGCCAACACCAAATATAAGTTTATCATATGATAAGGTGAAATTATCTACTTCACTAGCATTGGTTACCACTATTTGTGAATCAAATTTAATATCGGTTACTTTTTCTTCCCATCTAAATTCTACACCACCATCTACTAAATAATTATACCAATTTTTACCTATTTCATGTAAGTAATCTGTACCTACGTGCCATACAGGGAATAAGCGTAAGCCAAAATAGGGTTTAATAAAATCTGGTTCTGCTTGGGGGTCTGAGCATTGTACTTCCTCAGGCTTGGGATGGAATCTTTTAAAATTATTAATTACTTGATCAAATAATTCCATTGCTTTTTCATCTCCTGTGTATTTTGATAATTGACCACCAATGGATGTATGGTAAGTTAATTTACCATCAGACCAACCACCTGCTCCTAAGAAACCAGTCATTACTTCTTCAGGTTTTCTATCATATGGGTTTTTACCCATATCAATAATAGTGATATTACCTTTAAAGTTGTTATCTACAAGTTTTGTAGCGGCATTTACTCCTGCTACACCTGCTCCTACAATTACTACATTTTTACTCATTTAGACTTAATTTTATTTGTCATTAATATACGAAAAAAAAATGTGACCTCCAAATGAAGGCCACAGATCTTAAAATTTATTTTATATAATCGCTCGGCTATGAATCGAGCTGTAAGTTTATAATATTATGGTTGTTTTGTTGCAAATGCTAATTCCCCATTTAGTAGGATACCATGACCACATGCTAACCAACACCCAGCTGCAAGTTCATCTGATGTTGAAGTAGTAGGTAATCCAAAATGGTTAAGACCCATTCGTCCTATTGTATCCCTCATTTTTAGACTAAATTCCCCTAATGTTCCTACTGCCACATCCCAATGTATTCTTCTTCCATTTTGTCCTGCTGCTACTAAATTAGATTTTGAAACTGTATAAAAATTATAATAGTCTGCGTTTTGTTTAGGTCTTCCGGGTTTTTTGGAAGCTGCTGCTAAATTAAATTGTGACCCTACATCACCAAAATTATTAGCCCAATCAGTTGAATCAAAATCTCCTCCACTAAGAGCATAGGCCTGGGGGTCAACTGCTCCTAACCATATACACTGGGATGAAGATGGGAAAGTGACTGGCCCACCCCCTGTGTCTCCTCCAACATCCATAGCAAATCCCAAATTTTGGGTGTTTGATGTTCCTCCAACATTTACAGGCATTGAACCACATAACTCACCATCTATATCCACACTTCCCCCTATAGAAGAATTACTTGCATAATTGGGGGTGTCTATTACAAAATTATGCTGTGAGTCTACATAATAGAGATCATCTTCATTATTATAGGAACCAAATAATCCTATACCTGTACCTACTTCTGGTGTTTTCCCAAGTGCTACCAATCCACTAAACATCATATAATTTGCCATGTTTATTTTTTATTTATAATTATACATTAATAATCCCATTCTTCATCATCTTCTTCATCATCATAACCATAATCATCATCATCATCATAATCTTCTTCATCTTCATACTCAGCATCATAATTAAACATATCCTCATCTGATTCAGTATAATTTCCATCTTTACTATCTATATAATCTAATATTTTTTCTAAAGCAAATTCAGTTAATCGTTCATATATTTTTTCTTCATCTCCTGAAGATGACATAATTTTACTAAAAATACTTTTTAATGTCGATTGTATTTCTGAAGGAATATCTGTTGAATTAATTAAAAATGAATGAGCAGGACCTGCTGTTTCAGTACCATATCCTTTATAATAGAAATCTCCATCATTATAATAACGATAAATAATTTTATTTATAGCTCTTAATAATTCACCTTCAATTGTATCAGCATTACCTTGTCCAGGTACTAATTTTTCAAAGTAATCATTACTTCTTTTTTCTAATTCACCTCCAACCCATTCTTTAATCTTTTTCTTTTTTGATATTGCTGTGTCTTTACACATCTCATCAAATTCAGGTCCGTCTTGAGAGCATGCCCATTTTCTTTGTTTTTCAGAGAAAACTTCTTTTAGTTTTTGATTTTCATTTAACTTAAACTGTTGTGTAAGTTTTTCCCAAGAATAGTTTTTATCAACCCACCCTTGTAATTTTTCTTCATCCCAATCTTTCTTAAATTTATTAGCATTATTAAGATCTGTTAAGATTTTTAATTTTTTAGCAGTACGTTCGTTCCACTCTTTATTTGATAATTCCTTTTCTGCTTTTCGACTTACATCTATGGCATCCCACCTTGATTCGGTTGATTCTGTTAATCTACCTTCTGCTAAATATTTTTTTAAATCGAAATTTTTCATTTGTTTTATTTTACGGTGTAGTAGAATATATATATTCGTTAAATTGAAGATTGATATACTTGTCATATGGCATCGTACCCACATTATAAGCAAATTTATCTTTACCAATAGGAGCTTCATTTTTATTAATAAACCGTTTACGTTTTGTAACAAAATCTATTAAATATTGCTCTGGGTCTTCTTGTTTTTTTAATTGAGGGTGATTAGCTAATATTGGTTTAATTCTTTTTACTATATCTTCTACCGAATCTCTTTCGTATGCCATTTCGGCTATATCTTCTTCTTTAATTACACCTTCAGATAAATCTATATATGATTTCAAATCATCAAGTAAATCTTTATCTGTAGAGTTTTCATAGGCATCAGGTTCAAAATTTCCATCGAGTTCATCTATATAATCTTCAATATATTCATCCTCTATGCCTTTTTCTTTTCCTAATTTCCTAACTCTTGAAGCAATTTCATCTGCAGTTACACCTTCTGTAAGGAATTGTCTAAATCTGTATAGTTCTTTCATTTTATTTTTATATTATATCTTGTATTTTAGTATATTGATCTGCAGTTAGAACATCAAAAGTATAATCTTCAAAATCACCACCATCATAAAGTATAGTTGATACTGCTCCAGCAATATCATTTCTTAATTCTTTTGAATCAGCATTTAAAGCTTTAACTGCCTTAACATAATCTTTAAATGTGTTCATAGCTTCATCGGATACTTTTCCAAATTCAGCATCAACACCACCAGCATCAATTACATCATCATTTCCTACTTTAATTTCTCCTGCTGCCCATTCTGACCAGTAGTCTCTTAAATTATCTTCTTTTAGTAGCCTACCTTCAGCTAAATATTTTTTTAAATTGAAATTTTCCATTTTTATTTTATTTATTTTATCTCCAAAATTCACTTCCTTCTACCATCCAACGTTCAAAATCTTTATCAGAATGTACAAACTCTACACCTTTTGGATTTCCTATAAAGTAATCATCAAGCATTTGTTCTGTATCAATTTCAAATCCTAAATACTCTGACATTTTATCTTCATTAGTTTCTAAAAATTTGTCTCCATTTTCGGATGTAAAGTCTTTTTTATCTTCTTCAACGTTTGCAGGATCAGTAAAATATCCATAGTTAATATAATCTATAAATTCTTCTTCTAATTTTTTTACATCAACATCCATGTATTTGGTATAACTAAAGAAATCAAGTAATTCTTGTCCTCTTAGCTTAGTGATGTCTTCTTTTAATAGTTTACTTTCAGCTAAATACTTTTTTAAATTGAAATTTTCCATTTACTTTTATTTTAAAAGTTAAGTGCTATTTTTTTAGCTGTTTCTCCTTCTTCAGGGGTTATTAATCCTTGTTTAACATGAACATCAATAGCATCTAGAACAGACTCACGATCTGCTCCTGTTCCAACATCTAAATTTGCTTGTTTTACCCACTCGTCTTCTAAAGCCATGTAATCTTCAATAGACATTGTTTTAGGAGCGGGTAAAATATTACTTTTAATCCATCCAGCATCTTCTACATCAAAGCCAAAATCATCCGGTGAGGTAAGTACATCTTTAATGTAGTCATTACCACCAAACATAATAGTGGTGTCAACCATTATCTCTTCTTTTAATAGTTTACTTTCAGCTAAATATTTTTTTAAGTCAAATTCTTTCATTGTTATATTTTTTATATAAAATTAGATAAACCCCATTCCCCATCTCCTTCTGAGCTAGGCATATAATATTTTATTAGGGGTTTGAATATTTTCTCCATACCCGATTTTCTAACCTTAATAATTTCATCTTCGATTCTTGTTGATCTAATACTACTTATAAGCTTTTCAAATTCGGGTGTGATTTCATCCAATTTGAAGGTGAAAATAGCGTAATTCCCCATCATATCAACACCCGGTTGTTTCCTTCTTTCGTTTATGTATTTTCCTTTAAAAAAGGAATCACCTATTGTTTTTACAAATACATCTGTGGGTGTATCTTCATCACCAACAGATCCATTAACCCTTATAGCTGTTACACCCCCTATTGGTTTCTCCTCAAACACCCTTGATATTTCCTCTTTGATTATTTTACGTAGTTCCGATTTTTTCATTTTATTTGGTTTTATAAAATCTTTATACCTTCCTGTTTTAATTAAATGTTCTTCCAATAGAGGATTTTTTGATATAAATGTTTTTAAGTCAAAATCTTTCATTTTTATTTTATTGGTTTATTTTAATTAAATCTTCTGCTTATATTAGTTGCTTCACCAGCTACTACTTTACCATTTTGTAAAAGAACAACTCCATTAGCTGAATCACCATCAGCTTCTGAATTGTTAATAAGTCTATTTAGTTCTTCATAATACATATCCAAATTATCTTCTATGTGTTTATTAAAGACACTTTCCCAATTATCTCCAGCTGCATCTAATTCATCTGTAAGTCCAAATTTTCTTTCAAAGTGTTCGATATCCCAATAACTTTTAATAGAATCTTTTATATATTCTTCTTTACTATCATAAACAATATAATCAGGACCTTCATCATTCCA